CTTATATCCTTCATTAAAGGCTTTAGCTTTGGCTGAACTCCAAAGAGCCCATAAGTAAAGGCCGAAGAATGGAACGCCGATGGTTATTGCAAAGACTTGCGTATCAGATAAATTAGGAAACATCTGCGCTCACCCCATATTTATCTAACCAATATGCAGAGATTTCAGCCTTAGATAAACGACCTCTTAACTGCTGCTTGCCCATCCGCTCTTTAGCGAATCGTCTGATTATTGATCCCTTAACCCAATTTGTCTCATCAGTCCAAGCCCCTGCTTGAGAATCAAATCGAATAAGAGTTACTTTATTTACCATTTTGCTCCCGTTCTGTAATCCCTAAATGGATTAACGGGTTAAATGTATTTGCTTAAATCTATTTAGACAAGCAATAGCTCGGCGAGTCGAATATCAAAAAAGCCGCATAGCCTCTCGGAATGGGCTTTGTTGCTAAAATCGGTTGTAATCGGCAGACTCTTTAAAACCCACTCAGGCTCGATTAGAGCCCCTAAATCAAACTGGTAGATGCCCTTAGGTGTCGCATTGATATAAAGAGTCTTAGCGCCCGTCCTAGCCCTTATATCGGCCAGATAATCCCACTTCTTCTTCTCAATCAATAAGCGGTCGTAATGCGTTCTACGACATTTGAGCTCAATATAGCTATCGCTGGTAATGCCATCTGCTCGGTCGGTCGCTGATAAGGGCGTCAAGTCTGGGTAAAGCGACTTGAGAGCCTCGAATAACTCAACCTCTCTAAAGTAGATTAGTTATCTTCCTCGCCATCTTCCCAACCAATTTTCTTTATTGGGTCATCGGCTGGCACTATCCAATCAGGGTAAGAGCTACGATCCATAGCAAAGGCCAGAGAAGTGCCTTCGTCCATCCCAGCTCTGCGACAAGCTTTATAAACTTCATTGGCAGCAATAGCCCAGAAATCAAGCTTTGTTAATGGGGTTTCTTTAGTAGTCCTGCGTCTCTTAGGATGCTTGACTGGCTTCTTATTTACGCGCTTTCGCGTTGCCATTTCTGACCCCTTTCGCTAGGGCCAATTCTAGCTGAGACTCCATTTTATCAAGGCGCGACACAATAGGAATATTCTCTAATTTGATTATGTAGCGAAGGCCAGCAATTAAAAGGGCAATTGATCCTAAGACTGATGCAACTAAAGTAGCCAATTCAGCTGCAACCATTACCGGACTTTGCCGTAACGCTCATAATTTGGATTGAGCCAGTTAATGATGCTAGGCAAGACTGACACTAGAGCGGCATTTGCAATTGCATTGACATCTAGGCCGACTGCTAGATAAGTCGCTAGGGCTGTCGCTAGGAATGTCTTTGCCCAGCTTTCGGCCATCTTCTTTAGGTCGCTCATTAGATTCTCCTTCAAGGTTAAACCATTTGCCATCTGTGTCTCCCAAGCTAGTAAATGATATATGGAAGTGACTACGATGCGGATTAGGGCCTGAGTATTTACGCCGCTTCCACCCCAGTATTGGGCTCATAATCTTGCCATCATAGATAATATATTTGATGCGCTTATCCCCTTTTTTGGCGCACTTACGAATCTTCTCGACCAGCGCATAAGCTTCTTCTTTATGTGCCGATAGGTCAGAATCAATATCTATAGCTCTAACGATTCCATCTCTTGGTATATGGTCAGAAGTGCCTTTAGAGAGGTGACGAGCATCAGCAATCCAGCCATCAGACTTACGATCCCTATCAGGATAATCGTCATCAATCTGATTTCTTAGTTGAATTCCAGCAGCGCATAATTTAGCCATTGTTTAGCAAAGCTTAATTAAAGCCCTAGAGCTGATAAATCTTCTGCAGTTAAACCTAACGCTTCAAGCTTAGCTTCTGCTGCTGCTTTAGCCTCTGCCTTTGCTTCCGCTTCGGCTTTGCGTTGCTCTAGTTGTTCTTTCTCATTTTCAATTAATGCAACTTCTTCAGGTGTTGCATCTCTAATCTCGTCATCGATTTGCACTTTGTATGTCATATCTTATCCCTAACTATTCTGATAACCGTAAACGCGGATAACGCCACCAGTCATTGCGCTGGCACTTGCAATAATAAACGAAGTGTAAGAGGTAGCATCGTCTAAAAAGCCTTTGTAGTCCTGCCAATACATATCGGAATGAGTTGTAGAGGTGTGAGCTATAACTGCGGTTCTTTTTGTTTGATATGGATTCATTACATAAATAAAGCTCGCTGCACCATTTCCACTCATTCCGCCGACAGTAATTGAGCCACTTGAATTAGTAGCAAATGAATTTACTGTGCTTGAGGTTGTCTGCATATAAATACCTACATATTTGTAATTAGTAGTTGCTGCGCCAAATTTAATATTTATATCTGCGGTATTAGAAGCGTTTGAACCGCCTGTGTAAGTAATTAAATAATTTTCATAAGTTGTACTAAAAGCATCATTGACGGTTACGCTTGTGACGGAAGTTCCAACAGTTTGAGTTTTTACAAGGGTTAAAGCACTTGTCGCTACCGCAGGCGCAGCCCACTTGAGACCTGTTGCTTCAGCAGAATCTGCTGTAAGAATGTAGGTGTTTGTGCCAACCGCTAGGCGGTCGAATGTGTCTGAACCAGTTCCAACTACTAAATCCCCTTTGGCATCAAATTTAGTTGCAACTGTGTTAGTTACTACTGGAATCGGGCCAGTTCCTGAAGCTACCGAAATACCAGTGCCAGCTTGGACTTCAGTTATATCGCCTTGGTCGTTATTGATCCAAGCTGGAACTCCAGCTGAAACCGCTAAAATCTGACCATTAGTTCCAATTGGTAATGCAGTATTTACATTGGCGGTTGCTGATCTATAAGCAATTGCGCCAGTAGTTGTCTGTGGGTTTAAGTTCTTTGTTGTTGTATCGATTGAGCTGCCAAGGGTTCTTATGGCAGCTGCGCCATCTTTGACTAAATCTGTATCGTCTGGAGTCTCCCAGTTGTAATTCGTTGTATTGGCCATTAACTAATAACTCCTATCGCGTCTTGCCATTCTAGCGTATTAAGAACACTATTCCAGCTTTCCGCTGCATTGACTTGAGCCCATTGTTGGGCAAAGGCCGAGAACTCTGTTGGGGTAGCTAAGAAGGTAACCGAAAGGCCTGAGACTGAGGCGCTGAAGGTCCAGCCCTCGACAAAGCCAGTAAATTCGCCACCTAGGATATTAAGGGGCAGGTTGGTAATTCTGACTGGCTGACCCATAAAAATATTAAGCAAGGCATCTCGGTCGGCGTTATCAATCTCTGGGGATTGCAACGCAAATGTAATCGATTGGAAGGTGTTTCTAGGCCAAGCGCGAAGCTGAATTAGGCGATCTGCTACATCCTCGACATCCGCTGCATTTTTCAAATAGCTATTGAATTGCTCGGCAAATAACCCGTATTCGGCTTGAGAGTCTAAATCTTCAGCCGTATAGGAGTTATTAAAATTGTTGCCATAGTCCATAATTATTTTATTGCTCAAATCGCCTTGACGCTGGATTATGCCAATGCCAGAAGCTATGGCGTGAGAAGCGTCTAAGTCTGTGTAGCCGTTGGCTATTAAATAATCTTGGCGATGGCTGGCATCCGCGTAGTTAATATTGCCATTAGCATCTTCATACATATAACCAAGGGCCGAGCTAGCAATTTGATTAATTATTGGGTAAATGACGCTATCGGTAATTTGGCGGCTAACCATTGTGTATTCGCCAGCGTCAATTTCGCCAAGTCCAATATCACCAGCATCAGACCAAATCTCAGTAGCAGGTTCATAGGTTGCCCAAGTTTCAGCTGGTGGCAATTCATTCCAACTGGAAAGCAATAAGTCATCTAGCAAGTCGGTAATCTGAGCGCCGTCTAAACCTTGAGCTAAATTCCCGTCAAATATTGCTCTTTGAGTTTTGGCTAATGCGCCAATTGCGGTAATTCTTAAGCTAGTAATAACTGCACTTGATCCTGCGCTGCGGACGATTTGCCTTAAGTCTGAAACGCGACCGCCAAAAATAGCCACATAAGCGCCAGTCGTATCTTTGACTTCAATGGTTACTGCTGTGTTAATACCAAAATCATAATTAGTTCCATCGGTGTTGATGACTTCTATTGAGCAATATCCTGCTGGAGTAGGTGAGTTTATATCCTGACGGCCAGAGGTAATAGTTAGGTTGCTTAAAGTTACTGAAGTTAATTCATCGCCATTGACTAAAATCTTCCAATCGGGAGTCCAAAGGGTCATAGGATTTGGGCTGAGGTTCTCAAATCGCCAGCGCCAGTAGTTCCGCGATTAGTAGAATTGTTTAGCGCCAAGATGACTGCTCTAGTAAAGCCTTCTTCATCTATTGCGCTTGGGGCATTAACATTGATAGTGACACCAGCGTTATTGGCTGCAACTGTTCCAGCGACATTAAATCCAGAAGGGATAGCATTACCGCTAGGAACTAGAGTTGAGGGAGTGCTAACTGCTGATCCCGATGGGACGCTTGGGGTGGTCGATGGCTTAGGAGCTGGGGGAAGGCTAGGGCTTGGAGCTGTTGAAATCTTTGGAAGGCTTGAACTGCTTGGAGTGCTAGGCGCTGAGAATGAAGGCTTGGAAATAGTAGCCACATTAGGAAGAAGTGGGACCGCATTGTAAGCCCGAATAAGGACATTTATTGCATCAATGGCAAAATTTACCGCGCTCTTTATTCCATTAACTACGAAGCCAATTACATCAAGAACACCACCAGCCACCTTGCCAATGAAGCTAAGCGCTGCGCCAAGATTGTTAATCAATACGGGAACTACAAAGTCTTTAATAAAGTTATAGAGGATAGTTAGAGAATCCTTATTTCTCGCAATTGCATCGGTAACTGGCTTTAATGCTGCATCTTTAAACTCAATGAACTTAGGGATAACTGTGTTTATAAAGTAATCCAAGAGCTTTTGTAGGGTCGGTAGCAAAGCAGCTCCTACGGATTCTTTGGCTTCATCAAAGCCCACTTTTAGTCTTGCTATTTGACCTTCAAAAGTATTGGCTTGAACTGTAGCTGCTCCACCAAAAGTTTCGGCTAATTGTTTTACTGTTCCCTCTAATCCAAGGGTCTTAATCTCAGCGGCTGATAATCCAACGCCTAGGCGAGTCAGAGAGCCTGTATTGCCTTCGTATGCCTTACCAAGGGCATTTGAGACGGCCTCTACACTCTTGCCAGTAGCAGCTGAAATATCTAAGGCTAGATTTAATAAATCTTGGGATTCGGTTACTGATCCTGTAGCAACTGCCAAACGCTGAAGGGCTGGGCGTAATTGATCGTCAGCAACACCAGTAGCTAGTGAGGTCTTGAGTATCTGCTCCTCGACTGCTGAAATCTGGGCTTGGGTTGCCCCAGTAACATTCTTAAGGGCATTGGCTAAACGAAGCTGGGCAGCCTCATCTTCAATGGCTGCTTTAACGCCATCTACAGCTAACTTGACCGCATAGGCCGCTGCTGCTGCTGCTGCTGCTGCAAAGGCTGCTGCTGCAACTTTGCCAAACTTCTCTAACTTACCGCCAAAGCCTTCAACCTCTTTAGAGCCAGTATCAAGATTTTTCTTGAGATCAGCAACATCAGCAAGAATCGAGAGCTTGAGCGTTCTACTGCCAGCCATTACTTATCCCACTCTTTCAATATCTTGGAAAATGCTTCTTGCCATTTCTTAATCAATTCAGGCTGAATCTTACGAAGGGTTGGGTAGATAAAGTAGCCAGCGTTTCCGCGACCTTTGCTCGGTGTTCTTCTGGGGAACTGACGCAAGCGATTACTTCCAAATTCATAACCCGCCCAGAGTTTTTGTGTGCTACCGCCACCAGAAAAGCGCTGACTTGCAAAGCCGTAAGAAAACTCTCCGATTTTGGAACTGGCCGAGACTTTAACGCCTGTTGCAATTCTTCTAACTGCTTCTTGACCAAAAGTCCTTGTGAGTGCATAGGCTTTGATTTCATTTGCTGCATAAGTAGCCAGCGCGCTAGATTCTGATTTAGCTTGGCTAACGGCTTCATCATCCATCGCTTTGAACGCGGTAATGATTGAGCGGAGCTCGCGCTTGTCATAGCTGATTGGTAACTCATCTGCCACCGCTACGCTCCTTTAATATATCTATGGCCGTCATTACTTGGTCTATATCTGTCCAGTAAGGCATTGGAATCCCAGTTGCGATAGCAATCTCGATGATTAGTCGGTTGATGCTTCCGGGCTCGTAACTTTTGGGCTTTCATCTCCAATCGTCATTTCCTCAACTGTCAGCTCCCAAATCTCTTGGGACTTGGTTGGCTTCCCTGCTGCTTCGCGCTTATACGCAAAGTAGGCAAGGTCTAAGAAG